AAAAATAGTTGAATAAAAATATTTAAATAAAACAAAAAACTAAAATAAAAAACAAGAAAAAAAATTCAAATGTGATAAAAAGGAATACTTAAAAAATTTAAGAAGAGCGTGTAAATATGGGGTTTTTAGAAAATGCCATGGATATGGGTAGAAAAGTATGTGATAAAGCAAAAGAATTTGAAGCACAACAGGACATACAAAGGAAAGCATCTAAAGAAAAAAGAAGTTTAAAATCATTTAAAAAACTTCAAAAAGGATATAAATGTTCAGTACAACAACAAGTTATTGTGAATCAATTACTCGGAAGTTATCCTAAAAATAGATTTTTCAAAGGCCGTGTCAGAGCTACTGAAACAGCAATTGTCGTGACTGTTGGGGATTCACAAACTCATAATTTCCCATACTCTGAAATTAATGATCTTTATAAAAGAGGAGCTAATTTAAGAATAGGGACGGATTATGATACAATTCAAATAACAAATTGTAGGCATACTGAAGATATTGTAAGAGTAATTGAATATATGAAAAATAAGTAAAATTGTATGAAGTATGTAGGGGGTCACAGAAGCGGCAACTTCTCGTCCCTAATACTGGCTACAAATAAAAAAAAGTCTACCATAACGTGATAAAATTTTTAGTAACCATTTTAACTTTTTGTTTGAAGTTATTATTAAATGTTTACTAATTTTTAAAAAGAGGATATAGGTTAAATAAAAAAGGATTATTCTTGTTTTTTCAGGGTTATGATTTTTAGATCAGTATCATATTCCCATAATACGACATCTCCTTTATCTATCCCGAAAACATCTCGAATTGTTTTTGGGATGGAAACTAACCTACTTCCACCATGTTGTTGTACTTTGCTTTCAAATGTCACTTTCATATCTCCTTTTATGTTTTTATGTTTATTTATATGCTTATATTGTGCTAAACTAATATTTATATTTTAGTACCCATATTAAGGCAAACATTTATATAGTTTAAAGTTCAAGTAGTAAATAGAAGTTGAAATTCAAGGGCGGCAACTCTTGAAAAAAATACAACTTTTAATAACGTGATAAAAATGACAAAATATTTAGTGGAGGAGATTGTCACTCCAGGTTACAGTATTGACCGTGGAGTATATGACAATCCAAAGGATGCCCAGTATCGGGCAATGGAAATCTTCGTAAATGAAGGTATTATTGAAGAAAATATTAAAATAAGGGAGGTTCCCTTATGAACTCATTCACTTTTAAAGGGGTTACTTATGAAGTGATCCCTAACGGTAATCATTTTACCGTAGTGGATGAAGATGGCTTTGCAATGGTCAGCGTCAAAAATAAGTTTGATGCTGAAACGGCTCTTAAAGAGCATGTCATCCATTGTGAGGAATTATATAGGAGGAATCTATAAATGTCCTCTTTAACTATTTTTGAAGGAACACCGTCTGAAAGGACGGTCACTCCTGAAGAGGTGGAAAATCTTTATAAGCATGCGTTAGATGCGTTTGATGAATTAAATGTTTATAAAGAATTTCATGAAAAATGGGGTGTTCAGTTATGAGTTGTAAATACAATAACTCAATGTACACTATAGAACCTGAGGAGGTTGATGTTTGCTTCGATGAATTTGAACAACTCCTCCTCAGTGAGGATTATGAGTCCCAGGAAGAATTAAACAACCGTTTAAACGAGGGATATTTCTCAGTTTATGAACTCACCAATGAGCAAATGTTAGAATTTGCTCGTGCAGGAGATGAATATTATGGTGACTAGTGAAGAAATCACTAATATATTCACTAGTCTGGGATATAGTGGATGTTTCAACATTTACGATATCCCTGGGGCTGGGACAAAAGCAGCATATGACACTCCATGTGGAAGCATTGCTTTCACAAGGGAATTAAACAAGTATGATGCTTGTGTGAAACATATGAGGCACACTACCAGCATTGTGGTGTTTAACTGGGATTATATTGGAAAAGCAGCTTTGAAACTCTTAAACAAAACTTTCCGTTGTTTTTCTGGAGTACCATATGAAAGGAAAACATATTCATGGGAAGAATGGGGTGAAGCATGTATCGCATAATCCTTTCACTCCTTTCATTCCTTTCTTTTTTTGGAGGGCATAAATCATCTCCTGTAAGATTGTATCCGAAACAATCTTTCAGGGAGAAATATGAAGCTGAATTAATATTAGGTGCAGGGGCAATGGTGATAATATTATTATTCCTTTTTGCATTCCTTGTAGTAGGGCCTATGGATCCTTACACTAACGGAGGGTTAGTATGAATTATGATCAGCAAAACAGGTTTTACAATCATGCCCTAAAAATTGTTGAAAAAATGGGTGGAGATATTTCTGCCCATGGAAGATGGCAGGGAGGAGTTTTCTTATCTGTAAGTGTGAATCATGACAGTACTTATGAGAAAACACGTGATATTATGAATACTTTACAGGAACTGTATGGTGGGGAAATCCAGTATCATGAATACTGGGTGTCAAAAGGTTTCATTCCATGTAGTCAGGCATCTTTAGAAAATATTGATGAAAACAAAGTATTGGAGATTATTGAGGAGGAATTTTAATGGAGCAAGAAATATTTACTGAAGAAATCATAAACAAAAAAGAGTTAATTTCAGAATTACATGAGCTGGCTAATTTTTTAGACTCTCGGATAGATACTAAAAATCCAGCGGAATTAAATTCATTTTTTAGCATGGTTATAGATTGTATAATGAAGCCAAATAGCATTAGTTAAATCATTGATGGAAGAGTTATGTGCTGAAAAAGATATAGATTACGATGCATTTATAATGGATACGCATCGTAAAAACATGAATGGCCTTAGGAGTTTAATAGGAAATATGTTGTAAAAAAGGGGGGATTATTTTTTTATGACTATATATCAGAAAATTGTAGGGATTCAAAAGAATCTCCTGCAAAAAGAATTACCCAAAAGTGGATACAATAAATTTGGGAACTTTAAATATCATGAGCTGGAGGATATTTTACCTACAATATTTAGGGAATGTTATGAACAGGAGTTATTCATTGAGTTTTCATTTACTAATGAATTGGCTCAGTTGAAAATTAGGAATTGGAATGAACCTGGGGAATCAGTTATCACCAGTGTTCCTATGCCTGAGATTGTGCCTTTAAATAGAGGTATGAATATCATGCAATCTGAAGGCAGTTACATTACTTACTTAAAAAGGTATTTGCTGATTAATATGTTTCTAATTGTTGAAAAAGATGTTGTGGATTCTGATAATGTTAAACATGCTACTTCTAAAAGTAGATCTGTACGAACTGAGAAAGTTGAGGCTACTGGTGCTGTGCAGAAAATCCGCGAGTATATTCATAAAAAGGATAGTTCACTGGAAATAACTCCATCTATGATTAATACTCATAGAATGAAGTTATTCAAAGATGGTGAACTGACCAAAGCTGAAAACAAAGAAGCATATAATTGGTTTAAAAACCAGGAAAAAGAGGTTGCTGTTTAATTATGGAACCGGAGGTAGAAATAATATTCATACAATTCCAGGCATCAGGAAATACTGGATCCAATATTGTAAACTGGGACAGTATGGATGGTTGGTGGTGTAGTTGTGAAGATTATTTCTACCGTCATCAAAAAGTAGGGAATTATAAATGCAAACATATTAAAAAAGCAGAAAAAATGTTAGGTGTAAGAGTATGAATACTCAGGATAATTTCCCTGAAGTGGTGTCTGGTAGGATTACTACAAGGGCGAAAAAGTTAATGGAAAAGTATGGTTTAACTGTACGTTTCTGCGTTGAACATTGCATTGATATGTATGTGAGCAAACAAAATCAAAGGTTAATTGAAAAAGACCAGTTAAAAGAGGAAATCAGGTCTTTAAAATTAGATTTAATTGCAAAGGAAATGCAATTAGAAACTGTTATGAAAGAATTAGGTGAGGCTGATGAGTGAAAAAATACAGGTTTCATTCATGGTTGATTCTGAAGTGTGGAGAGAAGCTAAAAACAAACTGGGGACAACCAGGAGTGAGTTTTTAGAAGAGCAGTTAAGATTAGCTATTGATTTATCTGAAGATGAGGAAAATAGTTTGAGAAAAGAGATAGCTGAGTTGCAAAATGAGATTAATGCTCGTGAATCAAGATTATGTAAGATTCGTGCTGAGCGTTTAGAACATGAAAGGAGTGTAAATGTTTTTGATGGTGTGATGGGTACAGTTAATAGGATTGTGGATAAGGCTGGTTTTATTGGGAAAGATCAGTTGAAGAATATTAGTAAGCAGCAGGAAGTTCCGTATAAGTCATTGTTGGATCATGTTTATGATTTGGGTTATGATGTTAGGAATTATGGTTTGGTGATAAAATGATTTGTAAACATTTATGTTTACATTTTTCCGAAGAACCTGTAGGAAACCACGTACGTGCACGTACGTACGTACGTATACGTACGTAATTCACTATAAATATTTTTTAAATTGTAAACATTTATGTTTACAAATTTTTTTTTAAATAAAAAAATATTAAAAAAATGAGGATGGAAGATTTTTATGATTGATAAAAAGTTGTTAATGAATTCAATTAAAGCAGAAACGGAAGAACTTGCAAATCAAAGGGTTAAAATTCATAAAGACTGCATGAATAATCTAAGAGATATGAACTATTCTCGGGTTATAATGGATAGTATTAATCTTCATGTTATTGAGGGGGGTATTCGTATATTTAATGATCTGAGTGAAATGATTGAAGAGGGTAACTTCGAGCTGAAAATTCAAAAGGGGGGGGAATCATGAATCCGAGTAATTGGTTTAAAAATGCAGTTGAAACAGTGAGGATGTATAAGCGGGAGTATCTGTTAAGTAGGGATGGTGTAGCGGAACCATCTCAAAGACAACCAGTCAGGAATAAAAAGGAGATCCAAAAATGAGTTGTAATGATATACTTGAAAAATTAGAAAAAGAAGGAATAATATCTGCTGAAGGAGTAATTGATTCTTATCTGTTCTGTAAACATGTTGAAGAATTATTTGGAAAATCATACCTAAAAAAGCATAATATAGTGTTGGATGATGATAAAAAAATGACCACTCCAATCGAAAAACAATTCAAAATAATAAACGAACGCTACAACAAAACCAAACAACAAGTATTAACAAAACAAAATAAACTACAAAAACTCAGTAACACCTTATACGAAGTAATAGATAAACACTACACAGAAGCAATAGAAAGCAATAATAAAACAGCCATTATCCAAGCAGAAACAGAACTAACACTAATAATAGAAATACTCAACGAAATAAGAACAAACTAAAGAGGATGGGGGTTAAAACGATTTAAATCAAAACCCCCTATTTAAAACTGTAAAACGAGGGAAAATATGCATAAAAAAAGAATAATTAAAAAAGATATAGACCATCAGAATATTGGTGGTAAAGAATTTGTTATTGAAGAGGAATGGGATATTGATGATGTGGTTTTTAAAGGATTGTTTGCTGGTAATTGGGCTTGTAGAAATTTTTTAGACCGTAGAGATATGTCAGAACTTGGTAGTAATAAACCCAAAGTTTATTATGGAAAAGTTGGTTGTTTGGGTTATATTATCGCTGAAGATGAATTTGAAAGTATAGAGGAATAGGAATCTAATGAAGATGGGGGTTAAAGTGATTTAAAACCAAAACCCCTTATTCAAAAGGTGAGGGTGCCTGAGTATGGTCAAAAGGGATAGACTTAGAATCTATTAACCGTAGGGTTTTCTGGGGTTCAAATCCCCACCATCACATTTAATGGTGGAAAAAAATATGACTGATCAGATAATAAAAACTTATAAAAGCTATGATAAGCGCATAGACTATGTAGTGGTACACAAAACAGGAATACCAACAGAAGAATTTATAAACATAATTAAAAATAATTTAAGGAGAGATTTCCATCTCCAAGATATGCAACTGGACTAATTAGCACAAAAAAAATTTAATATAGATTATTAATCCAGAATGGTGGGGAATTAAAATGATAATAGAATGTAAGAAAAAACCAAAGGATTATGAACCAGTTAAAGGAAATGAAACAAAAATAGTAATACATGTATTAAATCATAATTATTATGATCATATTTTATGGGAAAATGAGAGGCCTAGAAATAAGTCTCGTATTTATGTGACGAAGTTTAAGGGAGAAGGGAAGGGCAATTTAACTTTAAAGATGAGGGATTTCTTTAGATTAAATGATGATGGAAGCATAAGCAAATTTATGGGAGAAGTTCAGTCTACAGAGTATGTAGCCGTGGAATTCGAACCAGATAGAAGTTGGAAGGTGCTTAATTGGATTTATAACGCTCCAAATATTTCAGAAAACTTTAAACGCACCGTAGGTGACAACCCACCTCATAACCGTTATCTACAATTAGGTTCGGTTTATCTAGAAATTGATGAATGTATATTAATTTTCGAAAAACAAACTAACAGATTAATTGAGATATTGCCTGGAACATCTGCAGATATGATTGATGTTTTACAAGAAAATGGGTATTACATTACTAAAAAAGACCCATTATGGAGTGTGGAATAGATGAGGGATGAAAAAAATGAGATGAGTAAATGTATGTATATGCAGTTGCGTTTAACTATTTCTGATTTTGAGAAAATACCTCAAAAATTAATTTGCAATGAAATCAAAAAAGCAGCAAGTAGAACATACCTAGTAGAGTATAGTACTTGGCGGGAAAAAGTAATGTATAATGGGAAAATAATGAGTTTCACAATGCTTGTTTTTGAAGTGAAAAAAAATATTTTAAGCAATTGGAGAGGGGTAAATGGTGGGGAAATGTAAATGGTGTGGAAAACCATTCACAAAAACACATAATCGCCAAATGTACTGCAGTAATTACTGCAGGAAAAATGCCCGCAGGGAACAACAAGCCGAGTATAGTAGAACATATAGGAAGAAATATAAAGGTATGCTTCCAGATTCTACATTATATGGTTTAGGCAGTGGCAGGTTGGGCAGCCATACTTGCCATAATTGGAGGAAGGAGTATAAGAAGATTCAGAAGGAGTATGTTTTTTTGAATATTAAACCAAAAAGGGAGAAACTGAAAACATGAGATTTGGCAATTTAAATTTGGGTGTAGATGAGTTCTTGGTAACGGCATTTGAAAATATCGTGGAGGATACAGTTTTTGTATATGCGATAAGATATGATGGGGAGAAAGATAATACTCGGGAAATACTTGATTTTATTAATAAAGAGTATGTCGAAGATTATTCTCATGATGTGTTACTACCACATAATAACAGGAGAGGTAATAAAGGGCATGATTTAGGTTTGAATATCCTCTTCACTGAGGAGTTCATTAATAATTCTTTGGTAAAATTGTGTTTTAATGAGGAGGAACCTGTTATATTAAAGCATGGGGATTATTTAATAGTGGTTATAGTTTGGGGGAAGGAGGTGTTCGTGGATCATCTTACAAAAATGGAATGGGCACGTGTGCTTAATGATGTTTTAAGATATTGATGAAGAATTGTAAAAAACAAGCAATAAAATATGATGTATTTTTCTTTGATTTTTGGTTAAAAATTCCACTTTTTTTGGTAAAAATGGGATTTTTTCTTTGATTTTTGCATTTTTTTTCTACTTTTTTCTTTTTTTTCTTACTTCTTTTTTTTGGGGGGTGTGTGTTGATGTATGGTGTTTGTTTTGTTTATGGGGTGTGGTGTGTCTTCTACTGAGTAATACTTTTTTGTTACGAGTTTATGAAAAAGTATTACTGTTTTGATGATGTATTTTCCTCCAATTAGGTTAATTTCAATTTTTAGTAGAGTTATTTTTACTTTTTTAGTTATAGTTAGCTATTCTGAATTCCTTTTTTAAAGTTTTAAGTTCTTTGCTCTTTATTTAGTATTATTTTATAATGTAAATGTAATAATTTCAAGTGGTTAAAACAAGCATAATCACACGTGAAAATAGCATTTGGAAAAGATCTGTTTATTTTTTTAAGATTTTTGTTTTGTTTATGTGGAGGGGTTTTAGATCCTTTTTCCTAACCGATAACTATATATAGTAGTAAGACCAATCTATGTATAACGAGAGTTGAAATAAACCCTCAAAAAATTCGAGTTGATTAAAAATGGTAGAAGAAAAATATTTCAAAATTTGCAAAAACAACCTGGAAATTGAAGGATACGTCGACATCACAACAATCGATGATGACGAACCTGTTATTGAATATCGTGACCCTGTAACAGGATCATACGGATATTATCCGGAGAACAGATTCAAAGACTGCAGTGATGACTTCTATGACTTTGAAAGTCTACAAGAAGCACACTATCAGGATGTGTTATTCTTAGAAAAAGTATATGAATGTGAAGAAGAAGAGTTAATAGTTAAATATTAACTCTCAATTTCATCCTAGGTATGATGTCAAACTACCTATTTTTTTGGAGGGAAAAAATGTTTTGGGAAAAAGAATACCCCCCTGCAGTAGTAGGGTGTGAAAGTACTGATGAAGAATTGCAAAAAATGATTAATGACATAGGATGTACATTTCAAATTGTGGATAATAGCACGAGGTGGTGTGCATATGCTCAAAAATGGGCATATGAACATGATTTTGACCTGATTCATGCAACATCATTTGCATATATGGTCAGTTTGTTCATGACAGGGATGGGAATCTCTGCAGGAACAGAAGCATACCTGAAAGAAGAAAAACTAGAATTAGATCTTGTTGATTTTTTGAACAAAATCAAAGGGGAAATATCTCATGAAGATGATCAAGTCAGGAATATGTTTGAATATATTGCTGATGTGTATATGAATCATATCTCTGAGTATGAATATGCTACAGAGAGATTGTCTTTCAAATTGACTCCCTATGAAATGAAAAAATTTCAGGAAGTGGATGGGAAAAATAATAAGGAAAAATTTAAAAATTTGTTGAATCAAATATAATTGTGATAACACTTTTTTTGTAGTGTTATCACAACTCGAATTACTTTATTGGCTGCAAAATATTTTGTTTTGTAGCCAATAAAAAAACACTTATTTTACTAATTTACCTAGGGTAAATGAACTTTTTTTGTAATCTTCATTAAAAAAAGGTTAATGGCACTATAACCTGAAGACGTTGCAGATATAATAGAAAAGTAGTTTGGAGATATTGACTTATTTTTTTTGGTATGAAATATTGTCTAAAAAAACTCCAATATAGAAAAGTATTACTGAGTAATACTTTTTTCTTAAAAAAACAGGCCATACTCTTTAGAAATCATGAATTAACTCATGTAGCAAGCAGTTATATGGATTAAATGAGTTATGACTTGATAAATATTTCTTGTTTGCAAATATAATCAGTTATACTTACAGCATAAAATATTTTTAAAAGACCATTTTTCTAATTGCTCACAGTATATTATGAAGGAGGGTTTAAAAAAAAATATTTTTTTTAAAGGGAAAAAAAATAGTTGTATTTTTTTTGTCATATTGTCATTTTGTTAAAAAATATCACATTAAATAAAGCATGAAATCTAAAATTTTTAAAAACATGAAACATGCAAATATTGAATGTCCAGGCTGTAAGTGGAAGCGAAAACAAAGGAAAAAACAAGAAAAACATTATATGGATCATAATACATCTTGTTATATTAAGTTTCCTGAACCCCCTTTAACTGTTTTGGATGAATCTCGTGCAGAATATAATTGCACAAACTGCGGGTGTGTATTTCCCTTAAAAAAATAAAAAAAAATAATTCCTCCTTTTTTTTTAAAAAAGATAGAAATGTTGGTAGTAGCTTTTTTTTTCAAATTACATGAATTTTTAGTACCCAATATAAAAAGTTGAGGGTGCAACTCCCTCCACCAACAAATGTTGAGGTAGCCTAGCCTGGTCTATGGCGTTAGACTGCTAATCTAATGATGTAATATCCCATGGGTTCAAATCCCATCCTCAACGTTTTTTAAAAAAATAATTTTTTTTTATATATTCATATTCATCATATTTTTTTCCAATCCCACACAAAAAAAATGAGGTGAAAAAACACATGGAATTAAACAACAAAACAATCTTAATAGTTGGAATAATAAGTATTGCAATACTAGCATTATACTTTAAAAATAATGAACTAGCAGCAGCTGCATTAGGGGGTCTTGTAGGATACCTCAGTAAAGACATACCAACACAAGATGTGATAAACGATGAAAGAAGAGAATACTAAATCATATTGTATTCAAGAAGCCCGTATCAGCAAAATAGAAACACGACTAGACAACAAACACCAAGATCTACAAGAAATCAGAGATGATATACAACACGACCAAGAACAAATACAAGAAATACTTGTAGCACTAACACAACTAACTACTACATTAAAAGTACTACAATGGGTCATAGCATTCCTAGCAACAATAGCAGGAAGCGGAATACTCACAATGATACTAAAATAAAAGAGGTGAAAAAAAATGACAAAACCATGGGAAAGACAAAAAGGAGAATCAAGCAAAAGCTTCGCATGGTTTGAAGTATACCTAGACCTAGGAGCAAGCAGAAAACTACCCAAAGTCATAGAAAAAATAGAATCCATGACTGAAAAGGACCGAGAAAGTAATGATTCTGCTGAAAATATTATCCCTTTACCTACATATGACCAGTTGCAAAATCAGTCAAAGAGATGGCATTGGACGAAACGTACAAGAGCTTATGATAATTATTTGAGTAATTTGCGAAGACAACAGAAAGAAGAAGCATATCTTCAATCTGAAGATAGGTTGATTAAAATTGGTGAGGACCTGGCAACTGCTGTTGAAGAAGTAGTTGAAGATTTAAGATATACTTCAGCTGATGAATCAAAAGCAACTAGTGTTGCCCATGCAGTATCTTCAGCATCAAAAGCTTACGATAATGCAGTTAAAAACATCAGGTTACTATATGGTCGTAGTACTGAAAATAAAGAAACAAATGCAGAAGTCAATCTAGGTGCAGAAGTAGATACTAATCAACGTGTTGAAGTAGATCTTACAAGTGATAGTTTCATGGAAAAGGAATTAGAATACATGAAAAAATTAATGGATAAAAAATGATTGCAACAAAACCAGAACAAGAACAATTTCATGGTCCTATGGGTATCGGTCGATGGAGTGTCTATATTAACGATGGTTTCTGGAAGCCGAGGAATTTTGATGTATTAATTATTGAATTGTTGCAATATGCTTTGCAAGGCAGAGTATCAAAGATATTACTGGGTGTCCCGTCCAGACATGGGAAATCCACATTAATTTCAAAAAACTTTGCTTCTTATTTTTTAGCACATTTCCCAAATGATAAAATCATTTTAAGCTCATATTCACAAGGCTTAGCAAGTGAATTTGGGGGGCAAGTAAAAAATGTAATAAACCATTACGGCTACCTATCACCTTACAATGTAAAATTAGCCACAGATAGTAAAGCTAAAAACAAATTTAACATTGACCACCCATACAGAGGACAAATGTTAGCTGTAGGGGCTGGTGGAGCAATACTTGGTTTTGGTGCAGGATTATTCATAGTTGATGATCCCATTAAAAATATTGCTGATGCAGAAAGTAAAGTCCTGCAACCAAAACTTCGGGACTGGTTCGAATCTACTGCAAAAAGCAGATTAGAAAAAAGAAGTAATGGTTTACCACCAATAATGATTGTAATTGCACAAAGATTACATTTAAATGATTTACATGGAATTATCCGTAAAATAGAACCAACCATCACAGCTAATGAAGCATTCACTATTTTAAGAAATGGTGGAAGTATTGATCCTAATGTATGGGTTGATTTGAATATTCCAGCAATATGTACAAATCCAGAAACCGACCTGTTAGGAAGAAAATTAAATGATGTATTATGGGATGAACAAAGAGATTACAATTGGTTAATGGCTGAAAAAAAATCAATGGGTAGCTATTTATTCAATGCAATATATCAAGGTGAACCACAGGAAAGAGATGGAAACATCTTTAAAAGAGAATGGTTTGAAGACCCTGTTACTGGCAGATTAACCTGCACCATACCAGCACAACAAGTACCCGAAGATTTGCCTGAATTAAGATATTGGGATTTTGGAGCTAGTGGTGATGATGGAGATGCAACTGCAGGAATGAAAACAAGTTATGATGGTGAATACATGTACGTCCTGGACATTGTTAATGGAAAGTTCACCAGTCGTGATGTGTTAAAACATTTCATGCAAACCGCAAAAAAGGACGGTAAAGCCTGCCGTATCAAAATAGAACAAGAACCTGGAGCGGGAAGTAAAACATTAATACAGAAATTCCGTCAGGAGAAAGAATTAAAAGGTTACCATATTCGTGGAGATAAAGTGAAAACAGCTAAAAATATTAGGAGTTTTGAATTAGAAGCATTAGCAGAAGACCGTAAAATATTACTTGTTCAGGCACCGTGGAATCAATTATTAGTGGATCAATTAGTTTCTTTCACTGGAAAAGATGGGGGAACAGATGATATTGTAGATACTTGCACAGGTTCTGCTAGACATTGGAAACGTCCAAGAAGGAGAATTAGAGTATGAAGAAAAATAATCGAAAAAGTGAAAGTTTCATAGTCACCGACACTGGAGAATGGGTAGACCGTACAATACTGGAAGAATATAAAATATCAGCAAAAGCAGACATGGATGCTGATGGAAGTAAACAAGTACATGAAGAAGACTGGGCATATGGAGATTATATTCTTGCACCGAAATATGATCCCAAAAAATTAATTGATGTACTTGATTTGAACAGTTATCATAGAAATTGTGTAGATGTAGTTGCCCGTGACAGTTCAGGATTAAATTACAGTTTCCAACCAAAAGAAGAAGGAAACGAGGAAATATTTGATAATCCTCTTGTTGAAGAATTTTTGGATAATATTAAGCCATCGATTAATACTTTATTATACTTGCGAATGTTTGACCGTAGAGCAATAGGTTATGGTGCTATTGAAGTTATACGTGAGAATACTAGTGACTCTCAGGTAATAAACTTAACACATATTCCAGCACATACTCTTCGCCGTGCAGCGGATGGGTATCGTGTACAGCAAAAAATAGGTACAAAAACCGTCTGGTTTGTCATATATGGTGGAACATACTATGGTGAACAGGTAGATGTGCATGCAGACACAGGTGAAATCTATGAATACAATACTTTACCTGAAGAAGACAAAGCAAATGAATTACTATGGACACAGGAATATGCTCCTGGAACTAATTATTATGGAAGACCTCCTATTGTAGGTTCATTAGCTGCAGTAGCGGGAGATTTGTCCCGTGCAAGATATAATAACAGTTTCTTTAAAAACTATGGTATGCCTACATTTGCAGTAACAATCACAGGAGATTTTGCAGATTATGAAAAAGACCCTGAAGATGAAGATTACGACCCTACTAAAACTTTAAAATATCAAATTAACCAACAATTGCAACAAGTTATCAGAAACCCTCATTCTGCAATGTGTATTACAATCCCTTCCGAAGGAGAAGAAGGGAATGTGGATATTAATATACAGCCTTTAAGTGTTGAGCAAAGAGAAGCAGATTTTCGTTTATTCCGTACAGATAATCGTGATGAAGTCATACATGCTCATCGTGTAGATCCATCCAGGATTGGAATTTATGATAGTGGGAATCTCAATGGAACTAGTGCAAAGCAAACGGATAAAGCATACACAGTCAGTACCATTGCTCCAATTAAAGCAGAAAACGAGTATGATATTAACACATTATTAAAAAATGAATTTGATTTAACTGATTGGAAATTGGTACTTTCTGATATGGATCCTAAAGATTTTACAAGAGATATTGATGTTATTGAGAAATTGTTTAATATGGCTTCAATCACACCAAATCAGATTATTAAACTTGTTGGAGATAAGTTCGGTTTAAGTCAGGTCACTGATAATGCTTATCTTGATGAATATTACTTGAATGGTGTTCCTTTAGACCAGGTTTGGCAACAAGCAGCACAAAATAATACGGAATATGCAGATTCAGTATTAAGTGCGTTAAATGATGAAATAGTTGGGGAGGCTACAAAGTATGATGAAACAGAAGAGTCTGGAGAATATGGCGTGGATGTCAAGTACAGCACAAAAGCAGATACAACATTTTCAGACAAAATCAGACGAATTATCACTAGCAGAATCAAAACTTAAATTGAAAGTATCGCTCATTTTTCAGAAAATGCAGGATAATATTTTCAAAAATTTACGGGAGTATTATCAGCCAAATATTTTATTTCAAGCTCATGTGGATCTTATTTTGGAACCTATCCATGAATTGCATAAATTATATTATGATAATATTCTTGAGTCTAAACAATTCATATACCAGAAAGGGTATGAGTTAGCAGAGTTAAAAGTACTGGGTAAAATACAAGAACATGTGAGTATGAAAAGTGACACTTCACCCATATTTCATCCAGAAGATTTAAGCAGTCTTTTAGAAAAAGACCAATTGTTTGGTACAAGTAAATCTGCAGCAGCGAAACTTGAAAACGACACTTTCAATGCTTCACAAAAAACCCTAACAAGAGTAGACAAGGACATCAATAATATTCTAGTTGATTCTTATCAGGAAGGAGTCGGGTATAAAGAAGTTGGAAGACGATTAACTAAAAAATTTAATCAACTGAAAACTTTTGAAGCTGAAAGAATAGCTAGAACAGAAACACATTCTGCACATGAATTAGGAACAATGCAAGCATATGAGGATTTGGATGTTGAATATTTGCAATGGGATGCAAGGATAGATGGTCGTCAAAGAGATTCACATGAAGAAATCAATGGCGAAATCATACCATTTGGGGGAACTTTTAGTAATGGTTTAAAGTATCCAGGGGATAAAAATGGCCCAATTAAAGAATGGATTAATTGTAGGTGCCATGGTGTGCCGTATATTTTGCCTCCTGGGGCTATTGCTCCTAATATGCCGTATTTCCGTGAAAGTGATTTAATATATGTAAATCAACCAAAACTCGAAATAAACAAAGCAGTTAATACAATTGAAAATAAAGTTGAATCTCCAATATGGAATTTCACATTACAAGATGAAAAAAGATTAACGAAATTAGAATCTGAAAAAATAGGTTTATTGGATCCTCGGAGAAAAGAACTTAAATTTTTGCAGTACAAAAGAGAGCTCCGTGAACTATTTGATGAAGGAGAAGAAATACTTCCAAAACATCAACAAAAATATGATAAATTATTAAAAGCATTTAATGAAACTAAAATATCACAAACAACGAAACCAGCACATATTTTTGATGATAACTTTGAATTTACTCCTGAAGGACGTGCATATTACCGCAACCTTAAAATGAAGAAAAAATCAGGAGAAATTAATTCTGATGAAAAAAGAGAATTGAAAGAATTAATGGAAAAAAACAATTTTGGAAGTACATACAGACAGTATAATTCAAATGAGCAATTAAGTTATGAAGACAGCAAAAGATATATTAAAACCTATTACAAGTACGGTGAAAAATGGGGTTTATCGTTAGATACTTCTAAGTTCAGCTTAATGTCATCTAAAAGACAGCAAAAATTAACTAATTTTAATGGGGCTGTGGAAGAGCTTTCTTCAAAATTTAAAATAACTGGTGCTGAAGAAAAAAGGTTTAATAATCTTTTATTAAAACGTTTATTGAATGAAGGTAAATTAGATGTAGATGATGCTAAGGAATTACGGTTTTTATATAGCAAACAAAGGTTCAATTATCTTTATTCCTTAAATAAACAAGATAAAGGTTTAGATTATGAAGCATACAGAGAATATTCTAAATTGTTTAGAAAGTACAAATCAAAATTAAATTTAAGTGATGATTTATTAGATATCTATGTATCTGATTATAAATCTAAAATACCTTTAGATAAAAACACAAATTACTTTAAAACATTCAAAGGAACTGATGATGAGGGATTACTTCCTGATGGATCTAATATAAAAGATTATTTCACTATTGATGCTCGGGATATGACTCCTCGTGAAAAAATCGTGGCGGAAAGATGGTTAGGTCCAGATTACAGAATGTTCACTGATTTTGATGTTGTTTGTAATAGGGATGTTGAAAGGTATGCTAAATTCGTATATAACTCAAGATTTGCATATGAAAAGTATGATACTTGGGAAAAATGTTTAGATTTGGCGAGGGATATAGCCTATGATACAAAAACATTAGATAATATCTTAAATAATCAACTTAAACAAAGCTTGACATTATGGAGGGTTCAAGAAGGACATTTCCTGGATAGTACAAAAGTGGGGGATATAGTTGATCTTCCAGATTTCAGGTCTTCATCAATCTCTAAAAAAGGAGCGTTATGGTTTAGTGAAACTAATGACAAACCGATGAAGTATATTTTTGAAATTGAAGCTCCAAAGGGGACAAAAGGAGCATTTTTAGCACCAATCAAACAAGGACAAATTGCAAATCCTACTAACATACACTATGGTGAGAATTATGCTAATGAAATGGAGTTCTTATTAAAAAATTCAAAAGTGAAAATTGTTGCATTTGATGATAAAAAAATTAAAGGAGCTCTTGGAGAGGAGTTAATTCATGTTAAATTAAGAATAGTTGATTCTGGAGGTAAAAAGGAGTATAATAAATTTTTACTTGAAAAACTTAATAAATTGCCTCAAAATAAGAAATACGCTAAATTAGGTCCTATTCTTAATCGTGCACAACAGAAGAAATATGTTGATTTAGTAAACACTGAAGAACATTTATTAAATCAAATAAATTCAACATTTGATGAAAACGAATTAAGAAAACTTAATAAACAGTTAAACAATGTTTCTAATGAAAAATTAAAATATGAAAAATTAATTTACAATCCTAAACCTACAAATACTGTTACCGAAGTGGATAAAGCAGCATATAAAATTGACACACAGGACATAGGGTATGATATAGATAAGTCTATTCTTGAGAGTAAACAGATTGCAGCTCAAAAAAACATTGCCTGGACACCTGAGGAAAGAGCTGCTATAAACAGATATTACAGTATTGAACATTGGCAAGTGAATGGTTATATTAAAAATTCAAAGGAATACGTGGAACATGTTACTCCATTATCTAAAAAAGAAAGAAAAAAATTTATTAGAGAAGTAAAACAAAATATAGAGCATATAGATTCTGCAATGGCAAAAACTGAAGGTTTGAATCAAAAAACAACATTATATCGTTATGGAGAGTTTGATGCAGATTTAAATAATGGTGATGTAGGAATATGGAATGAAGTTACAAGTACTTCCTTCCAGGAAAGTAGTGCTAAAGGATTTGATGAGGAAATTCGGTATAACATAACAATTCTTGCAGACAAAGGTCAAAAAGGGATTGCTGCTAATGATTCAAGATTTTCATCATTTGCTCATGAACACGAATTTACTTTGCCTCGTAGACAAAAATATGAAGTTATTGATGTGGATCATAAGAATAGAACCGCAACAGTATTATTAATTGACTAAAAAAAGGAGCGGATTAAAATGCAGTGGTATTATGATAAAATAAAAGATAGGGCTAAGGAATTAGAAAAATACCCTGGATATCTACCATCTATTGTGAGAATGTGTATAGATTTATCTGATTGGTATGATTTTTTAAAAGAAAAAGGAATATATGAAAAAACCATGGATGAAATGTATAAGAAAAAATATATTTCAATAAGTGAAGATTTTGAAGACTTCAGACAATGGGTTAAAGATAATCCAGAATATTCAGAATTTATTGATGAAAATAGTACTCCTGAAATTGATGATTATTCAGATATGCGTCCTGTTGGAGGATTAAATGTTGATTATTTTTTAGAGCATGCAGAAGAGATAATAAATGATACTGAGCATTTATCTAATCCTTATGATTTTAGTGCATTGAAATTTGATGATAATGAAATGGTTAGATATTATTATCGCGAATTGGAAAAAACACATAGGGAAATGTGGATGGCATTTGGTAGAGGGAATACTTTTATGAATCCTGATGAAACAGATGAAGAAACAGCTTTAGATAGAGTTACTCGGGAATATTGTGAAGCTACAGGACATTGGGATATGTATAAGTGGATTGAGATAGAGTATTATCCTTACGTTGGAGCTGATTTTAATGATTAATTAGGAATATTATTTTTTTTACTATTTTTTTTTAAACTTAAATTTACCCTATTTTACTATTTTAAGAGTTTTCTAATTGCTCACGGTATAGTATGAAGAAGACCCTCAAAAAAAATGTTTTTTTTTATTTATTCTATATGGATGAAATAATAAAATATTAAGAAGATTTAACGTCTACGCACTTTTAAAACATTTTATATGAGTTCTCAACATAGCTTATCCATTTATTACAAGTATTTATTACATCGGTACATTAAAACATTAAAAACCAGTTTTTTTTATTGTTGATGCATTTTTTATTACCTCCGATTTTTTTAGTTAAAGAATTAAGGAATATGAAACACGAATCCATAAAATTAATGGAATATAACAAGAAAAATCATTGTTATTATATATCATAACATGCTTTTTGAGGGAGCTTCTTCCACTATTTATTTTTATCATTTTTACTTATTTTAATCCAAAAATATGGGGTGTATTTTAAATTGTAAACCAAAAACACCAATCTGACCATCCAGTCTTAGTCACAGCACCAGTTCTCGTACCTAACATGCCTGACTGTGATTATGGGCGTGGAGAAGAACCGTTATCAGAAGAAAAAATAAAACACCTAGCCCACACCTTCCTGAAATATGGAGTAATTGAAAAACGCCACGAATCCCTGCAAACACATCAAAAAGTGGGGCATGTAGTGGAATCATATTTATTACCTGCACCAGCTAGTATTAAAGGAATTGATGGGAAAACAAGGCAGTATCCTAAAGGTACATGGATTGTTACTGCTGAAATAACTGACGAACAAACCATCGCAGAAACACAAAAAGGAGTTTTCACGGGATTTTCTGCAACTACAATACCTAAAGAAGTTGCAGACAATGTTAGTTTTAAATCTAGTCAAGGCTTACTTATCAAAGATATTCCAAATCCTGTGGGTTTTGCTGTAAGTCTTGTTGAAAAACCATGTGTGCATTCAGCGAAGTTTTGTAAATTGAAACACTCACAAAACGAGGAATCAAACATGAATGAAGAAGATAAACAATTTTTAAACAAATTAAAAGATATTTTTAGTTTTAAAAGTGATGATTCAAGAGCCATCACTCATGAAGAATTAGATGAAACACTTGCTAGTTTTAAATCTGATTTTAAATCAGAGATTATTGCAGGAGTTACTCAAGGTGTAGCTCAAGCAGTAAAAGAAGCTTTAGCAACACCAACAAAGAAAAAAAATAAAAAAACTGATGGGGACAACGGAGATGAAGAAGGTGAAGAAGTAGATGAAAACAACACTACTACTGAATCTAACAATAATTCTGCTACTAATAAAAAGAAAAAAACCAAAAAACCACCAGCAGCAACAAAAGGAAACAAAATCCATGACGGACCTCAACCAGTTTCCTACAAATCAGACACTCAAACCGTCTATGAGATAATGGGCCGTAACAACAGAGGCTCAAGAATACAAGAATAAAAAAAATGATGGGAGGATGAAACACGATGGCAACTGAAGCAATTCTTAACGAAATCGTAAACCCACAAGAATACGCAGTATTCAAAGGAATGAAAACAGACATGGAATCTGGAAAAGCATTATTAAATCCAGAACAATTAGGAAAATTCCTTAGAGAAGCACAAATCAACAACACAATACTCAATCAAGCTGATTTCCAATTGATGAAATCATTCAAAAAACAATTAACACGTGTAGGAATAAATGGAAGAGTACTTCAATCAGGTTACAAAGCAGATGGAAAAACAACCAATCCAGATTTAACTCCAGCAGATGTTGATTTTGATTACAATGAATTAGATGCTAAAAAATTAAAAGCAATGTGCAGCATCGAAGACGAGGAAAAAGAAGACAACCAGGAAAAAGAACAATTTGAAAACACTTTACTCTCAATGATGGGGGAAAGAGTTGGTGAAGATCTTGAATTCTGGGCATTATTCGCAGACAAAACTGCAACTAGCAATAAATTATTGTCTACCACTGATGGGTGGATTAAAAAATCTGGTGTTCAACTCAAATCAAAAGGAGCAGATTCCGCTAAAGGAGTATTTGATTTAAAAAACACTATTGAAGCAATGTTTGATTCAATGATTAAAAACATACCTATTAGGTTCAGGCAGAAAAGGCATTTACTCAAATTCTTTGTACCATTTGAAGTTGAAGATGCTTATAGAAACCTTTTAAAATCCAGAGGAACCAGTCTTGGAGATGAAACACAAACTGGATTTAACGGTTTAACATATAAAGGAATTCCAATCGAATACTGTCCAACTCTTGATGCTGAAGATGGTAGAAGCTTAGACAATACTGCTACCAGTATTTTAACCAATCCTAAAAACATGGCTTGGGGTATCTGGAAAAACCTTAGTATCGAACCTGATAGAATACCAAAAGACGAAAGAACTGATTACTACTACCGTATCAGAGGAGATGTAGATTACTACTTCAGAAATGCTACTGTAACTGCAAAAATTAGTGCTGCAGAAGCAGAAAGTATTGCTGAACAATCCAAAGGATGAGTCGTATGAAAACTTGGGCAGAATTATCCACTGCTGAAAGAATGAGCCCTCGTAAAAGATGGGACGCCTTAGCAGAAGAGATAAACAAACTTAAAACTTCTGAATCTAACAATCCTGAACAGGAAACTACAGGATAAAAAAAATATATTTAAAAGGTGATGAGATTTGAGTTATACAACCGTGAAAGAAGTACGACAATTAACAGGATTAAAACCATCTCAACTCCACCTTCCTAAAGAAGAAGGAGAAGAAAAATTAGAGGAAATCTTAAACACTTGGATTGCTCAAGCAGAGGATTTAATCAATAATTATTGCAATAACCCAAAAATTGTTGAAAATCCTCCATCATCTGTTTGTAATGTTTGCTTAAGACTTGTGAGTAACATGGTAGCCTTTGCAATAGCTAGAAGAGATACACCAGTCATAAAAGTAGATGATTGGAACATTCAAATGTTATCATCAGAAATATTCAGCCATGATTTGAAAGAAGATCTTCAACCTTTCAAAATTGACAAATCTAATAATAGTCGTAAAATTGATTTTTTTGCAATTACTGGTGAGGGGATACGATGGTGAAAGTCACTATTCTTTTTGGCAAATCTGCAGTTGAGGATATTCCTGAAAAAACTGAAGCTATCGTTAAAAAAGGCAAAAACCTAGTTGCTCAAAACATGATAAGAAATCTCACACAAAACAGTCCAGTTGATAAAGGTAAATTAAAAGGCTGGTTTCCGTACCGTAATGAAGATACCCTGGTGGATATTCGTTCACCTGCAGAATATGCACGATATCCGAATGATGGGACTGGAATTTATGGACCTCGGGGACAATTAATTTACAGAAAAGACATTGGTAAACCGTTTAGTTTTAATGTAGGTGGGAAAATGGTTTTTGTGAGGTATATTAAAGGTCAAAAAGGCCAGCATTTTGTTGAAAAAAGTATTGAGCAAACATCACACAACATTCAAAGACTATTTAACAAAGCAGTGATGGATGTGATGGGCTAATGGCAAGAAACCAAAACCTGGTTAAAAGTGTGGACCTTGTAACAAAAGCAGTTAATGCATATATTACAAAAGAAAAGGAGGCTGAAGATGGTTTACTTAGAGATGTTGAGGAAATTATTCCTTATACTTATAATGATACTCCTATTGAACCTCCTTGTGTCTGGATTGTTCAACACCCAACAATAACAAGTCCAGAATTCAAAAAAAGCATTAATAATCGTAATTTCTTACAATCTACTTTTGAATTTGTATGTGTAGAATATGATGAAGACCTGCAAACATCAATTGAAAAAGGACAACACCTTGCAACACTTGTAGGTCAAAGTATCATGAAAAATTTTAACAAAATAGGGATTGGTGATGATGAAATTAAACATATTTTCACAAAAGTAGAGTTCAACACACTATATCCTGTAGGAGAGGTTTCTATTGCAGGTAAAGCAAAACGTGTTCCTGCTACTAGTATTGTTTTTGATTTTACATTTGAGATTGACTGGCTAAAATGCCACTAAAAAAAACACACAGAATAACTTTTTTTTTAAAACACGAAAATGATTAGGAGATGAAGCGTAATGGGATTACGTATATTCGGATTAAAAATGGAAAACGAATATGGGGAAGATTGCGATTTTAGCAACTGGACTCCAGATTGGCATCAAGAAGTATCTTCAGCAGATTTCAAACTTGGAGATGATCCAAACCTCAGTACTGGGGGTTCCAGAATGTACAAAAGAGGTAGAGCTGGAGTAATGAAACCAACTGGAACCGTAGAAGGACAAGTAGACATACCAAGAATAGGCCACTACTTCAGAGGATTTCTCGACCAATATAAATTCACTGCAGGTTCTGGCAGTGGAATGAATACTCATGAATTCTGGGGAGGAGAATGCACCAGGTTAGCTAGTTTTGCAGCAACACAAACCTATGATTTTTTCCAGAAACAAATCATCGGAGCAATGATTGATGCATTAAAACTTGAAGTATCTGATGAATTCCTCACTTTCAGCAGTGATTGGGTGTATAAAACTGAATCATCTGAAACAATTGATTCAGAAAACTATAATAGAGTAAAAATGGATGAAACAGACATTCCATTGATGTTCTATGATGTGAAAGTAAAACTCAACAATAAAGATCCTGATGGTGTGCAAACAAGTTTCACATTCGAAGGGAAAAACAATCTTAATGTTGATGGAACTATCGGTTTAGGTTCACGTCATCCTCAAAAGATTGCTGTAGCACAACAAAGGGAAATAGACCTTTCATTAGTAACTACTCTTGATGAAGACACTATGAGAACCATTCTTGATGGGGAATACGGGGAAGTAGGTGCTATGGAACCGAGCAAATGTCAAATCTTGAAAGTTCCTTTAGAACTTACTGTTGATATTTGTGAAGATCCAGATAGAAAAATGATTATTTTATTCCCAGAATGTCTTTTAAAAGTAGAGTACGATTTCAGTGATTCTGACACTATTGAAACAACCATAAACCTCAGTACAATGGGTACTGGTGAAGCAACATTAAAAGACGGCAGTAAAGTTGTAACTGATATGTATGTTCGTATTGAAAACCAACAACCTGCAATCAAACCAGCAACAGTTACTAAAAAATCAACTGTAACTGCTAATGTAACAAGTGGCACTACTAAAGTTGAAGGTGCAACTGTTAAATTAACTAAATACACTGATTCAACTGAAACCTATTCTGAAACTACAACTGCTACTGGTGTGGCAACTATTAGCAATGTACCCTTAGGTAAATATAAAGTTGAAGTGTCAAAAACAGGTTATAAAAAATACACTGGCACTTACACTGTTATTGATGGAACTAATAATTTAGATGTGAAATTAACTGCATCTGCAACAGGTTCATAAATGAACCTGCTATTTTTTTTATAGAAACGTTAGGGAGAGAATAATATGGCATTATTAAACAAACAAAAAATATTAAGTGGAGTAAACGAACCAGAAAAAGTGGAAATCAAAGCATTAAATGGGGAATTATGGTTAAGACCGTTATCAGGCTTTGAATTAAGTGAAGTAGAAGATATTGAAGCAAAAGCCATTGGTGATTTTGAAACTAATGAAAAATCACAAAGACAAGGTAAAAGATTAGGCAAATCTGAAACATTATCTAAAGGGAAAATTAATCTTTCAAAGGCGAATCAAGCTTCAATGAATGCTAAAGTCACAATGGTTCATATGAGTTTGGATAATCCGAAAAATGCTGATGATCCATGGAGTGAAGATGACATTAGAATGTTAAGACGTGATGCATTTAACGAAATTGTGGATCATGTAAGAAGATTATCTGGTGAGGACATCACTAAGGGTGAGATTGAATCTTTTCCTGAAAACGAATGAAGGTAAAAATATTATCTGGTTAGATTACTGTGGCTATCATTTATGCGACAGACAATCTGATTTAACATGGTATCAAGAATACTTCATTGTAAAAGGCAGAAGCAAACTATATGAAGAGATGAATAAAGTTAAAAAATAACACCATATTTTTTTTTGGA